TAATACACTAGATGAGATACTAATAAACCTTGACGAATATAAACTTAACCGAGGTGGTGTTGATTTCAGCGTTGCAGAACACTATGCTATGTACCCTGAATTAAAATCAGCCAAATTAGCCATAGAAGCCCTCATAAACGAAGCAAGGAACGACAGTTTGCTAGATTTAGAGAATTGGGCGAAACTTCACGACCTAGATGCTGAAATGATACTTGATGGCATAGAACATATGGTAATAAGCAATTTACAAGTACCCGACCAGCCTAGACAAGATAATTCAGATCGCCTAACCCAACTAAAGGAGAATAACTAGATGACTAACACCCCCAAACCCCAAGCTAATACGCTAAAGGTACACTTTATGTCACAAAAAATGGACTGGAAAACACCTAAAGCTGTGTACCAGATATTAGACGCAGAGTTTAGATTTGACCACGATCCTTGCCCGCCAAACTATAAAATAGACGGACTTACGAGCGAGTGGGGGCAGTCCAACTATGTAAATCCACCATACGGAAAAGAGTTGCCCAAGTGGGTAGAGAAAGCCTACGCAGAGTGGCAGAAAGGTAAAACAGTTGTAATGCTGATACCAAGCAGAACAGATACAAGGTACTGGCACGACTACTGTATGAAAGCAACAGAGATACGTTTTATTAAAGGAAGATTAAAGTTTAACGACCAAGAAAACTCTGCACCATTTCCAAGTGCAATAATTGTTTTTAAGCAACTAAAGGAGAACAAGTAGATGAGTAACACCCCCAAACCCCAAGCTAATACACTAGATGAGACGTTTGAGTGGCTAGACAAGCTAAGTAAGTTGAATAAATTGGGCGGGCGTGGTCATGGCGACCTGAAAGATGTGTGTTACATCTGTGGTATTTCGCCAAACGCACTAAAAGTTCAAATCCAAGCCCTCATAACAGAAGCAAGGATAGAAGCAAGGATAGAGCTAATAGAAGAAATCTTAGAGTTACCTGATACAAACGGTGGGTGCGAAGACAGTCACGTAAAAGCTAAGTTCACCTCATGGTTTGATCGCCGCCTAGCCCAACTAAAGGAGAATAAGTAATGAGTAATACACCAATAAGAAAAGTAGATATTTCAGAGACAGAAGCTTTTAGGGGATTAACTTCTCACGCAGACCCCACAGAACAATCAGATAAAGATACCCCAAAAGTAACACACATCACTAAAGTGGGCAGAAAGCTATTCGTTGTGAACGGTGTAGACGAACTACAGACATACGACGGCACTAAAATCAATATGAACCCCACAGAAGCAGGAGAGAAGTAATGGCATCGATCAATAACGTAACACTGGTAGGCCGTGTCGTACGTGACCTCGAGGTAAAGACAACCACGAGTGGCAAAGAAGTAGCATCATTCGCACTTGCGGTGGATGGCTACGGCAAGGACTCGCCAGCGAACTTCATCGACTGTGTAGCCTGGGGCAAGGCGGCTGAGATCCTCGGCCAGTACGCTACCAAGGGCAAACAGATCGGTATCACTGGCCGCATCCAAACTCGCAACTGGGAAAAGGACGACATCAAACGCAAGGCCACTGAAGTTGTGATTGATCAGTTCCAGCTACTCGGCAGCAAAGGTGACGGATCATCCGCAGCACCAGCCAGCGAGCGGTACGAGCAGGAAGACAAGAAGCCAGACAACATACCTACTGAAGAAGATCTGGACAAGCCGATCGACCTCAGTGAGATCCCATTCTAAGAAACTAAAGCACTTCGGTGCTTTTTTCTTGACAATGCACGAGCGTTGGTATAATATAAAAGAGTCTAAGTAATAAAAGAAAGGGAACTATTATATGCCAGACACAACAAAACCAGCTGAGGGTGAGATCATCAAGCACGAACTGCAGGTGATACTCGACGAGCAGGGTGTAAGCGATAAGGGTGCACAAGAACTCGTCGCTGCATTCGGTGGGCCGTTCAACGAAGTAGGTGACATCCTTGCTACCTATGAGAAGATCGTGATCACTGATGATAGTACTGTAGAGGAAGTGCTACACGCTCGTGAGCAACGCCTGGCACTGAAGAACGCACGCACCACCGTGGAGCGTAAGCGTAAAGAGCTGAAAGAGGACTCACTCAAAACTGGCCGTGCTATTGATGCAGTGGCTCGCTTCGTAAAAGAGACGATCGAACCTGCAGAACAGTACCTCGAGACTCAAGAGAAATACCAGCAACTCAAGGCTGCAGCACAAAAAGCTGAACGCCTGGCTGCACGTACATCAGCGATCGTGAAGTTTTCTGATCCTGATATGTACAACCTCAACGATATGGAAGAGGAAGCATTCCAAAAGCTATTGATCAAACTCGAGAAAGAAGCGGCCGATGCTGCTGCTGCAGATCGCAAAGCACTCGAAGATCAAGAAGCTGAAGCCAAGGCTGAGCGTGAACGCCAGCTCAAGATCCAGGAAGAAAATGATCGTTTGAACCGTGAAGCAAAAGAACGCCAGGCTATCGAGGATCGTAAGATCGCTCGTGTAAATGAAGTCACTCGACTCGGTATGATGTGGAACGCAGACAACCAGGCGTACGAGCAACTCGATCAAACAGTAGCTGCTGCAGATATACTCGGCCTCAACGACGTACAGTGGCGACAGCTGATCAGCAAAGTCTCAATGGTATTCACAACTCACCAGGAAGAGATCGCTGCTAAGGAAGCCGCAGAGAAAGCCGCACGTGATGAAGCACTTGCCAAAGAACGTGCAGCTGCTGAAGCTGAGCGTGTGAAACGTGAAGAGCTCGAGAAAGCTGAAACCGATCGCCGTGCTGCAGAAGAGAAAGCTATCGCTGATCGTGAAGCTGCAGAGCACGCTGCACTACTCGCACCTGAGAAAGATAAGATCAAAGCCGTTGCCGTAAAACTCGAAGCGATCAAGCTCGATCTACCAGCAACCAAGGATCAAAAAGCTCAGAACATCGTGGCCAACGTGTACGATATGATCGAGAAGATCAACGCATACATCGAAACTAACGTGGAGAAACTATAATGGCGAAGAATGCTAAGTATAAGAACGTATATCAGATCACAATATCTGGTCGTACAACAAATGGGTTTACCGCAAAAGTACTCGACAATATAGTAAAAGTTATTGCAGCCACACTGGTTGCAAACCTGGCACAGTCTAAGCTAAAGCTCGAAGTGATACAGACCATTGGTGACTACGATGCAATTAACGGTAAATACAGAGAGGGAGTAGAGTAATGCCTATACACATACCAGTCCAAGACAACAGCCAGGAGCCGCAGAACATCGACGTACGTACTCCTGGCCAGAAACGCCGTGACACGATCAAGAAAACTCGGCCAGACTTCTACCATAAAAACGGTAGCAAGGGCGGCAAGAATAGTACCAACCGACCATTCAAAGATCCTGAAGCAGCACGCCGTGCAGCTAACGCCAGGTGGGGGAACAAAGATGCAGATCACGACATTAAGTAGAACCACACCCTGCAGCGTGATCAAGATCAGGTTCCCGATATGGAATGGAGGCAAGCGATCAATCGGTATCGCACCACACCGCATCGGTACTCATAACCAAATCGAGATCGAGTATAAGCGGAAGACAGACGACCAGTTGATCTATCCATTGCCATTCTATATGAAAGGCCAGGACATTAAGACCTACCCACTCGAGCCATTAAAAAACTATCCGAACATCTACCTGTATATGGTACCGATGGACGACCTAACTATTTTAGAAAGAGAGTAGTATGAAAAAATCATTAACAAGCAAGACAATTTACATCCCGAACCCGAACGTAAAAGTAACCGTGATCAACAAGCCAGTGTTTGATGAAGAACTTGGCCAGGTGGCAGGCTACGATGTCACAGTCGATGTCAAAGTCAAAGGTGCACTACGGCCACACGAGCTGAAGTTCGGCAGCGATGATGATATTGCAGAGTTTATGGGGCAAGTCGAGTACGACGATCCACAGACAAGCCTGCTGTAGATGGAACGTACCTGCAAGATCAAAGGCTGCAGCAACACGTTTATGGCGTACAATACGATCCAGAACAAATGCCGTGAGCACACGATCAAGTCAGCCAGTCCGATCAAACAGCGGGGTGATCGGACTGTACTGTATGAGAAGTGGCGTGATACGATCGCCAGGCCTCATCTGATCAGAGTCTTCGGCAATATATGCCAGGAGTGCAGCAGGCCAGCCAGGGCTGCACACGATAGCCTGGGCAACCTGGTGTACGAGAACCTGGATGTCGCACACATCATCGGCCGTGGCCGCAGTGCAGCGACGAAAATGGTGATCACAAACGTACGGCTGCTATGCAGAACGTGCCACAGAAAAGAGACGGACGGTAAGCTATAGGCTTATCGTCCTTCTTTTTCACCTCTGTTAAATGAAAATAAGAAAAGATTATTGATAAAAAGTATTGACACTACGCTCGTGCATATGGTATATTGAATACAGATCAGTAATAAAGAAAGGGTTTATAAAATTATGGATATTTTATTCACAAAGATAGCAATCATATTCGCACTGAGTTTTGCAGTTGCTGCAGTCGTGCAGCACTATCGTGAGACACGTGCGATCAAATACTACACACTCGAAAGCACCGATGGCTACACGTACGAGATGGCATACGCTACTCGATCACTAGCTATCGCCGATGCAAAGAGCCTGGCTTACAGCGGCACAGCATACGAGCACGTAGTTGGCGGCGGCCGAAAGGTATCATTCGTATGGTAGAAATGTATCAGTGTCCTAGCTACTACGATGATGATGGCGTACTGCAAGACTGCAAGTGCGGCAGGTGTGACGAGCAGCTCAGCAACTGCTGCGGTGCAACGATGCAGGGTGAGCCAAGTAACCTGACTATGATCGGATCAGATGCAGTCGAGGGGCGATGCGGCGACTGTAAAGAGATGTCATCATTCAGTGGCAAAGCGTAAGAAACTCGAGCCGCTGGTACCATACTACAAGCGGCTCGCCAGGCTGGGCTATATGGGTGTCGTTACGCTGCGGATCCCTGCAGGTACCGATCCAAAGATAGCAAGAGGTGCTCAGATCCACGCTCGCAACAAAGCGGCCAAGATCAACAGGAGCCACGAGAAAGATCACTATTATGAGAAAGGATGGAAGTGATACTATAGCAGTAGGTGCGGCAGCGAAAGCTCAATGAACCAAGTGAGGACTACCGCCTAGCTTGTAGCAGCCAATGTGAGATGTAGGCACCTGTATCTCGTCGCATCTGCGGTAGGCAATAAGCCTGAGAGCCTTTATGGAAAAGAACCACCTGGAAAAAGGTGGTTGTTTTTTTGCAGCGTATGATATTATAAGTAATGTAGCTATGCTATGTTACTATACGCCTGATCAAGCCATCTCTCACGAGGTGGCTTTTTCATATGGTATGATTAAAGCACAAACATTAAAGCAACAGGCCAGGAGCCAGCTGATGAAAAATAAAACTCTATGAGTCTGTTCTATCAATCGATAGCAAATACACCTGAGCTCAACAGTGCGTTCAAAGAACTGAAGCGAGTGTTTAAGTACGGCCAGTCGTGTGCGAAGTGCGGCGATAAGTTATCAAAACCTCTTATGACCGTAGACCATATCAAAGATGTGGAGGATCCACGAGTCGATCCATTCGATATGACCAACTGGCAGGTACTGTGTATGCCTTGCCATAGACAGAAGAACCGTGAGAAGATGAGATTAATCAATAAGCCTGCAGCTATAGAGCGTAGCGAGCAGAAAGGGTAAGGGAGTTGTATGAGCGACAACATAGAAACAACAGATACGCAACCTGCTACAAAGCAAGCAGGTGAGATACAAAGAACTGGGGGGGGTAAGTTTGCACCTGGACAATCAGGTAATCCAGCTGGCGTTGGTGGCTTCAGTGACAACCCTGAGAACCGTAACGATGGATCGTGGAACAAAGCAAAGACACCACGTGCTAAGCTCGAGGCGATGCTCGAGGATATGACGATCGCTGATATTATGCTTGCAAAGACTGAGCACAATATGGACACCAACCTCACTGCTAAGATCGGTGATGTCGCAACCTCTGGCCGTTTACTCAATGTATTCACCGTGCAGGAAGACACTGGCAAGATGAGTGTGAACAGCAAAGAGTTCGATAGCCTGATGTATATGGTATACGGCTCGAAGAGTGAACTGGATGCCAACCTCAAGGCCGAAGATGGCGTGCCGCTGATCCGTGGCTTCATCCTACCTATTGCACCTGAAGACTTCATCGACAAAGATATTCGTGAACAGTTGCCTGAGCAGCAACGTATGGATCAATAAATGGAAGAGGCTGCTACTAGCGACGATCTCGATCAGATGCTACGTGTTAGCAAGTCTCTTACTATGCGTGAGATGGGCTACTGGGTGCCGATGCCAGGCCCTCAACAGCTTGCATCAGTGATCAGTAAAGACAAACGATACCGTGAGATCTTGTACGGTGGTGCTCGAGGTGGAGGCAAGACTGACCTGAGTATCGCCATTATCGGTGATCGTTATCCTGATCCACGTGCGAAGCAGCTGGTGATCCGTCGCAATGCTGGGGATCTCTCAGACTTTGAAGACCGTGCCTCGCAAGCGTACAAGCACCTGGGAAGCAAGCTACGCCGAAACCCTATGATCTTATCAGGTAAAGGCCTGGGGCGTGTCCTGGGCGGCCACCTGAAAGATGACGATGCCTACACCAAGTACCAAGGGCACGAGTATTGCCGTATTAACATCGAGGAGCTCACGCAGATCCCGAAGCAAGATATGTACGAGAAGCTGATCAGCTCGGCTCGATCGAAGTACAAGGATCTATTCCCTCAGATATTCAACACGGCCAACCCTGGTGGTATCGGTATGGCCTGGGTGAAGAAGCGGTTTGTAACACCTGACCTGAAGCTCAACTATGTGATCAAGCACGAGTACGTCTGGTACACCGCAGAGGGCGAGCGTAAGATCACTCACTGGCAAACGATCATCGACAAGGCCACTGGCATCTGGCGTGCTTACATTCCAGCTACGATCGATAGCAACCCGATACTGATGGAGGCCGACCCTCAGTACGTTATGCAGCTCGAAGCACTGAAGACAAGCAACCCCGATCTATATCGTGCCTGGCGTGAGGGTGACTGGAACATCCAGTTTGGTGCAGTGTTTGAAGAGTTCCGTGACTATATGCACGTGTTCAACGCATTCGCTGAGTGGGGCTATAGCAAGGAGCGGTTCGATACGTCGTTCCGTATCGCTGGTATGGACTGGGGCTACAACGATATGTGTGTCGTACTCTGGGCTACGTTCGATCAGATCACGGAGCAAGACGAGCGATCATTCATATACCGTGAGATGCACAACAGCAAGAAGCACCCGAAGTGGTGGGCGGATGAGATCGCCAAGATGCAACAGATAGATCCAGTCGATGTGCTGGCACTGCCGCACGATGCATTCTCACACCTGGGCGGCAACAAACCAGTGGCCGACAGGATCAAAGAAGCATTCGATCTTATGCCCCCAGAGATCAAGCGACCACGTATCGTCAAGGCCGACAAGCTCACTCAAGACATCAAGAAAGCTGCAGTGAATGCCACGCACGATATGATGGCGATCCAGGCCGACGGCAAAGCTGGCCTGCAGATCCACCGTACGTGTACCTACCTGATCGATACGCTGCCGACGATCGTGTACGCCAAGGAGTCTGGCGGCGAGCGACTAGATGAGGGCAACGAAGATCACGCACTCGATGCATTGTTCTACACGCTGCAGACTGCATCCAAGACACGTGGTAAGCTATTCGGTAAGAGTGAGATGCTCAAGAAAGTGAAGCCGTCGTACGTAGCTGGCACCAACGTCACTCGTAAGGATCTCGGTATCGATACTACCTCACTGATTATGAACGCAAATAAACGCCACGGCGGAGACTGGAAAACACAATGATCGCAATCGTTATACTACTCGACAAAGAAAACAGCCAGGACTGGCACGATGTACGCTGCGTAAAGTGTGGCCGCAAGTTCTGCAATGTGAACCGTGAGATCAAAGCGATCCAACTCGATGCACCTGCAGGCCAGGAGGTGATCATAAACGCCGATGTACCAGCCGTCGAGGTGAAGTGTCGTGGTTGTGAATGTATATATTCTCTCTTAATTCAATAGAGGCCAAACATAAGTAGTGTGCTATATTGAAATAAAGAAAGGCACACGCAATGGACGACGATACTAGGCTATACAATGACTCAACCGTGGACGATATTACTGACCAAACAGGCGTAATCGATGATCGCCCTATCCTGAGTGTAGCCACTGATGATCGTGAACTTGCAGCCAACTTCGGCCGCTGGATCTCTGAAAGCAAAGCCTACTGGAACGACAAGAGCGGCTATGATCTCGAGAGTGTACGCAACCAGAACGAACGCTACTATCTCGGCAAGCAGATCGACAAGAGCAAGCTATACGCCTACCAGGTACCATATGTAGACAACCAGATCTATGTCGGTACCCAGGCGATTATGTCGTACGTCACTGGCTCGAACCCATCGTGTGAGATCACTCCTGAAGACGACACGCCTCAAAGCCAGGTGATGGCCGAAGATCTCGAGACTGCCGTAAACATTCACACTGAGAAGTGGAACCTGGCCAAGAAGCTGAAGACTGCTGCAAAGAACATGTACACGAAGCGTGTCGGTGTGATCAAGCTACGATACGATCCGAAGATCGGTGACATCATTCCTGTTGCCGTGGATCCAAACAACCTTATCCTCGATAAAGACTGCCAACTCGGTGAAGAGTCACGCTTCATTGCTGAGATCTGTACTGACTCAGTAGCTGGACTGATCAAACGGTTCCCTGATGCTGAAGCAAAGATTATGAAAGCACTCGGCCGCAGCCGTAAGACACCGAAGATGCTCGGCCAGATCGTTGCCTACAACGAGGTATGGTTCACTGATGAGACTGCTGATGATGGCGAAGAAGAGTGTGTTGCCTGGTACCTGAACGGTGAGATCCTCGAGAAGAGCAAGAACCCGAACTACTTGTACGACAACGAGGGGCTCAGCATTATGAACTTCCTCGATGCACCTACGAAGCCATACGTATTCTTCAACTACCTCAACGACGGTAGCAAGCTGATTGACCAGACAACACCGATCGAGCAGGCGGTACCGCTGCAGGATATTCTCAACAAGCGTGGCCGCCAGATCGTAGAGAACGCTGACACTGCCAACTCACTACTCGTACTCAAGAGTGGATCTATTCCAGTAGAAGATGCAGCGAACGTGACACGTGATCCGAACCAGGTACTGATGCTCGACACGCCACCTGAACGACCAGTGCAAGAAGCATTCGGTGAGATCCCACCACACCTATTGCCATCATACGTGCTGCAGGACAAGCAAGATGTCAAGAACGGCATCCACAATATCCTCGGTACACCGTCACAGTTCCGTGGTGACGACTCGCACCGTGAAGTTGGTACACTCGGTGAAGCGAAGATGATGAACAGCCAGGCTGGTGGCCGACAAGATGAGATCGTACGTGAGATGGAAAGCGGCCTCGATCGTTACTTCCGCCTACTCGTGCAGATGATGAAAGTCCACTACACAGACAAGAAGCCGTTTGCTGCTCGAAACAACGACGGTACGTTTATGTATGTCCAGCTATCACGTGAGAGTATGCCAAACATCGCAGCGATCACCGTATCACACGGCTCGATCCTACGACCAGACAAAGAACGTACTGAGAATATCAGTATGACACTGGCCAAGATGGGGCTCATCGATCCATACAACCTATTCAAAGACCTCGGCCTCAAAGATGCTGACAAACGATACGAGTCACTCGTCAAGTTTAAGATGGCACCTGATCAACTGGTATCAGACGTTAAGAGTGAAGTGCAAGATCGTGATGCATACATTGACTTCGCAGTGATCCTCAACGGTAAAGAAGCAGAGCCACGCCAGGACATCCAGCCTGCTCACATCCTCGCACACCGTGAACAGCTTATGACTGATCGCTTCCTATACGCTAAGCCTGAACTGCAGCAAGCGTTTATCAAGCACATCGAAGCTGAAGTGCAAATGCTATCGCAGCGTTCGAAGCTCGAAGCCGCTGATCAAGCAGGCCTATTGATCGATCCGAAGACACCTATCACACCTGAAGCACCACAACTTCCACCGCCACCACCACCGATGCCAGGTGGGATGCCACCAATGCCAGGAGGCGGCGGCCAACCACCGATGCCACCACAAGGCGGTGCACCAGTGATGGACGCAGGCGGCGGCCAGATGGATCCAACAGGGGTTCTCGGCGGCTTACTGCCAGGGATGTAGGCTATGAACCCAGGTAAGAGGCACATCACTATGACTACTCGAAGCCTCTTGATGTTCTATGGCTATGTAGGAAGCACCATATGATGCTACACCGACTGGCTTAATTTTTGTTCATAAGCGTGTTACAATCTAAGTACATCAACATTTAATAGGCATAGGAGCCACAAATGGATCTAATCACAGATGCAGAAAACAAACTGGATGCAGCCATTGCAGCGGAAGAGGCTGGGCAACAACCCAACCCCGATGATGCAGGCAAGCCACCTGAAGACGACGATCAGCCGCCAGCAGGTGACGAAGACGAAGATCAACCTAACGGAGGCGACGACGGTGGAGAAGACGGCGAAGACGAAGAAGATCAGCCAGAGGGCGATGAGGAAGAAAACCCAGGTGAGGACGAAGAACCGAACCCTGATGCAGCAAAACCGAAAGGCGATGAAGCACCGAAGCCGCTCACTGACGATGAACTGATCGCCGAACTTGAAAAGCGTGACCTCAAGGTAGCCAAAAAAGACGAAGAGAAACAGGAGCAGCCAAAAGCACCTGAGTTCAAACGTCCGGACGAGCTGCCTGATCGTGTATGGGATGGTATGAAGCCAGTCCAGAAGTACATCTATCAAGAGCTTCCGTACATCACACTCAAGGGTAAAGATGCTGAGGGCAATGTTAGTGAGATCACTGTCAAGACTCCTGAGCAGATCCCTGAAAACTTCGAGTTCGCAAGTAAGCGTGATGAAAAGATCGCCGACGATGCATTCCTCGAGCAAAACAAACGTGCTGATCAGATGTACGGTAAGATCCAAACTACCTCGCAGCAAACTCAGCAGCAGCAAGCTCAGCAACGTGAGAATGAGTCCATCATCAGCGGCGTTGAAAAGCTGCAAGAGACTGGTGTCATTCCTAAGATCGTTGCGAAGCCTGGTACGCCAGAGTTCGACAAAGATCCAGGCGTGTTACGTGCGAACGAGATCCTTGCATACCGTACGGAGATCCTGAAGACAGGTGAAAACGTATCGATCATATCTGCAGGTAAGATGTTCAAAGCAGATCACCCAGAGTTGTACGTTGCAAAGCCTGCACCAAAGGGCGATGCTGAACGTAAGAAAGCATCAAAGAATGTCTCAGGCGGCGGCCGTGGTACGCCAGCTGGTGCCAAAAAAGGTGATCGGCCTAAGTTCCCACCAGGAACCAGTGCATCAGATATAGCAGACTTTTACAGCCAGGATCTTGACTAATATGGATGATCTATCACCAACATACAACGAAGAACTCGTCGGCCTATCATTCAACCCTAGCGGTGATGAAAAGGTAGCAGAGATCAAGAAGCATTTTGCTGCAGTCATTGATATTCTTAACGAAGATCGTGGTGACAACCGTGATGAGCGAGCACGCTTATCTTCAGTAGCAATAACAGAAGCACAAACAGCTCAGATGTGGGCAGTAAAAGCGGTGACATATCCGCAGAACAGGACAAAATAATGGCACAAGATCGCACTGCAGATCTCGAGTCCAACCTTTTACAAGGTGCTCGAGGCGTACAAAATAGCACAGAGAATATGCTCGAACGTCTGGCAAAGACATTCACGGCCACTGATCTCGTTACAATCAAGAACATCCTACCTGAAGCATTCGGCTGGGTGTACACTGATCCAAAAGAAACAGTGATCACTCAACCAGACTCAGCGACTCGTCGTGTAGAGTTCGGAGCACCAAAGGCTCACACGCTCGAAGCAGGTGCAAGCCGTACGATCCCTGGATGGGAAGCGTACATCGCACTTGAACGTATGTGGAAAGCATACGCTCAGATCGACATCGAAAAAATCAGCTTCGTACTCACCTCACCACAAGAGATGGATGCGTTCCTGGGTAAAGCGTACCTCGGTACATTCGATCCAGATAGTGTCGGTGGAGCAGCAGGAACCAAAGCACTCGGCTTCGAGGGTGAGACACCTGCACCAGTAGTGAACAGCAGCAACAACCGTGCTGCAGTAGCTGAGTCTACAGTTGTGCCGCCAAAGCCAACTGAAGATGAAAACCTCGGCTTCAGCAATGACACTGAAACGGTGACAACGCCGCCAGTGATCCCACCACTCGGTGATCAGACTCAAACACCTGGTTTTGATCAACAAAATCAGTAAATAGCCACAAGCAATACAGATGAAGCGTGTTACCATATAGAGAGAAAGGTAGCACGCTTCACTCTTTGGTGGGTTAGAAAATATGAATACTATAATGGATCCAGAAATGTACAAACAACTGGGCGAACTGCAGGGTCGCTTCAATACTTTTGAAACAAACGTCACGCAGCAATTCAATGAGGTAAAGCAAGCTATTAAAGAGCAGAGTGTAGTGCCGTATTCGGTGTACGAGGCTCGAACTAAAGCAACCGATCTTATTCACGTATCACACGAAGATCGACTCGTGGCCGCTGAAGACAAGATCGATCACATACAGGATGCAATGGACATTCGTGAGCACACAGTCACTAGCAAAGTGGCCGCATTCCTGGACAACGCCATCGTCAAGATCATAGGTACAGGTGTGATCACCGTAGTAATTTTTGGTGTATATCTTAATTACCAGAAGCAGATTGACAGCCTACAGCAAAAAGTAGATACTGTAGGTAGCACACAGCAAGTCATAAAGAAAGAAATTATCAATGAGTGAGTTAAGCTATACGCTACTACAAGTCTGGGTACTCTGGTATGCTTCTGCAGCTGCATTCGGTGCATTTTTCGGTACGATGGCCGCACTCGGCGTTCGTGCATTATATCGTAAGCTAAAGAGCAGGAGATCGTAATGGCCAAGGTTAGTTACCAAGAGCTCACTCAATATAATTCACCAAACTATACACCTGCTGCACTCGTGCGACAGATCTACGGTATGGATCGCTACATCGAGGGTATCATCTACCACTGGTGGGGAGATCCAGCACTACGTCCGCTATTCTTCAACATTATCAACTTCTTATGCCGATCAAACGGCAATACATCGGCTCACGTAGTCGGTGAAGCAATGAGACTTGCCTGGATTGTGAACGCTATCGATGCCGCCTGGCACGCTGGAAGTGCTCGAGGCAATGCACGATACGTCGGCTACGAGTGCAACCCACGCCTGAGTGATGGCGATTATCAGACTATGGGTGAGTTCCACTACACGATGGAGGCAGCATACAAGCGTACGCTCGACATCCGTGTTCACAAAGAGTTTTCTAATACAGCCTGCTCACCGATCGACAAGGCACGCATCCGCCGCATCGCTGATAGCCTGCACAACCAGACTGAGGCACCTAAGCCAGTATGGGTGAAGATGGATCGACCACGCAAAATGGTGGCCGCAAAAGATCTATACGTACGCAATCTCGACAGCAACAAGAACGAGGGCAGCGTGATCAAAGCTGGTACGCCAATCGACTTCACTACAAAGAAGACGATCGGAGCCAACTTGTATGTACGCAGCAAGTACGCAACAGGCAAGAACCTGAACTGGGGCATCCTGGCCGCCAACCTGAAAGAAGTAGAAGTGGCACCTGCACCGCAGCCTGAGTGGATCCGCAACATCAAAGACTACAAGGGTGCTAAGCTATCGGTATTGCCTGCAGCTGGTACTCGAGTCCTGAACCTCACTACATTCGTGAAAGTGAACGATACGATCATCCCTAAAGGTACTCAGATCGACATCGTGAAGCAGACTACGATCGCTGGAAAGACATACTACCTCTCGAGCTACGCAATGACTAACGGCCTACCGTGGGGCATCGCTGCAGATCAGCTCGGCGTACCAGTCGTTGAACCACCAAAAGAAAAACCTGAGTGGCTCAAGAACATCAATGACATCACTGATATGGACTTCTGGACTCGATCAGAGACACCAGTACTCAAGATCACCGACGGCGGCACCGCACGCATTCTTCCGATCAATAGCAAGGTACGGATCACTCACTCGACTGAGATCCTCGGCAAGCAGTATATGATCGTGCAGTTCAGTGGCGAAACGCCATCTGAGATCATCGAGACTATATACCTCAGCGACACAGAGATCTCAAGCCCAGACGACGACATCGAGAAGCTGCTTACCGCACTCGAGAAGATCGTCAATACAATCGTTACATTCCTCACCAATATGTTCAAAAACTTTAATAAATAAATGGAGCAAGTTATGAATATCAATAAAGAACAAGCACTAAAGATACTAAAGACTGCAGCATACGTTGCGATCTCGGCCGTACTCGGCTTCCTCATCAGTGTCGTTACCGATCAGCCAGAACTCTTCGGAGCCTTCGCACCGATCATTAACGTGATCCTGGTGACTCTAAAACAAACATTCACGAGCAACGAACGATAAGGCACTGCTGGTGGGTGGTGATCAAAAACCATTCGGGTGGATCGCACTCTTTAGAGACGGACACACGATCGAACAGTCGGCGGCCACTGAGCCGTCGGCTTTTCAATCTCTCGTAGATTATCTGTACGGCACCGCTGAATATCCAAAAAAGCATTATTTACTGTGGTTCAAGCTCAGCAACGGCGATCAAGACTACACGGTATCATTCGATCGTGATGGCGATGCCTACATTGATGCACCAGATGGTAAATGCTTTATGACTGAGATGAAGATCCGATCAGCTCACCTCTTGTACCGTATGGAGCGTGATCGTGCGACACTCGATACGGCGTTTTATATCGGCTTCGGAGGCTTCGATACTACTGATAAAATAGACGGCCGATGCCTGGCAATCGCCCCTGATGGATCGTACAAATTGATGAGCGAGTTGCCGATCGACTATGCTATGATAAAGATAAAGTAAGGAGCATCATATGGCAGCAACAATACAAATCAACGAGTTTAACGGTGCTGGTGAAACTAAAACAGCCAATATCACAAACTCAAACCTAGGTTCTGTTGACGCAGTAAACCTAAGTGCATCTGCTAATCCAATCGTTGCAGGTGATAACTCATACGAGAAATGGCAGAAGATTGAAGTTACTGCTCTAGGTGGTTCAACTTCGATAGACAACCTAAAGACGTGGATGACTGGTTCGCTTAGTGGCTCAGATGCCCTAAAGACTAATGCACGTGAAACTACATACGGTGGTTCTGAGACATACGCAACACCTGTTGCAACAACATCTACCCCAGCAGACCAGACAATGCCAACCAGTGAACCTACAGGTGCAAACCTTGGTATCGGTGGCTCATTGACAGGCTCGCTAACTGCTACTGGCTCAAGTGATTACTTAGTTATGCAGTTACAGACAGATGCAGCTACAACTGCTGGTGCGACTTTGACAATTCACTATCAATATGATGAAACTGCGTAAGAGGTAATATGAACGAGAAATCCGAGAAAGTAACCTGTGGTCGTTGTTTAATCATATTCGATACTAACGATGACTATCTGGAACATACGTGTAATGAAACTGGCTACACGCCACGTGACCCAGAACATTTTGGTTCTCAGTTTATCAACGTCCAGAAGGCATCTGTAGAACGAGGACAATTAAAAAAGTAATACAATACGAAAGGAATCAATACAATGGTTCACACATTCAACGGAGAAGAAGTTAAATCAGAGAAATGGCAATGGGTCGCAATCTATAACGATGACACTCAGTTAAAGCAATTTGATGATGATGGCTTGTTTCACCAGTTCAAAGAAATCAATGTTGACGCACTAAAGCAGTGGATTCTCACTGACGGAGTGCGTCATATTGTTGTTGATATATCAGGTACAATGAAGCCTATACATTTTTATCGTCGTCTACGCTCTGCTGATATGGGCGGCGATGCTATCGAGGAGTCAACCATCTACTGCTTTGGTTATGAAGACACCGAGCAAAATGAAAAAGTAATTCAGATGGTTTACCCGAATGACTTAATTGTATCCACATCGGATGCTAATACAGTTCTAGGAGTTGGTCAGATAGACAAGGTTGGAGTATAAATAATGGGTAACTTAAAAGATTATGCTACTGCCTTAGTAGCTACAGCACCATCTCCTGCCACTAGTGGCACTGATTTAGTGGTTACTTCTACTCATGGGGCTAGATATCCTGCAACCCCATTTTACGCAACTGCACATCCAGTAGACCAACTACCAACCCTCGACAATTCCGAAAAAATAGAAGTCACAAATATAACTACCGATACATTGACTATCGTTAGGGGTCAAGGTGATACTACGGCAAAATCTATTGCAGTAGGCTGGAGAATTAGCAATGCTATATTCACAGACGATATTCCTGTAGTCAAAGCCGATGTAGGACTTGGCAACGTAGACAACACCTCTAACGCTACAGAACGTGCAGCAACTGCTTCTTTGACTAATAAAGACCTATCTGCTTCAAGCAACACGTTCCCAGACTTCTACCCAGTAGGTACAATCTATGAGAATAAAAGTAACTCAGCTAACCCATCAACTTATCTGCCTGGGCAATCTGGCAACACTTGGGTTGCTATTACAGACAAGTTTATAGTCGCTAGGGGTGGAACGTATAGTGGTACTGGTGGGTCTGCAACACACACTCACGCATTAACGGGTGCTAGAGCAAACGTATCGCCGCTAGGTATCGGAGCATCATCTAACATCTACTACGACCTAGATACTGGTACAACTTTCACGTCTACTCACCGAACAATTACAAATAATACAACCCAAACTAGTATACAAACAACGTCTGGTAGTTCAAGGTTGCAAGGGTCAACAGACTCAGCTTCTACCATTCCTCCGTACCAAGCAGTCTACGTCTGGGAAAGAACTGCTTAATTGCAATAACTAAATAACCCTCTATCCCATACCATGAAAACAATAGAACTTAAATAAAGGAACTAAATGCTAGGCTATACATACGGCGGACAGTCAGCACCTGGAACTTATGGTCTTTTAAGTAATACGGCTATCACTAGAAGTGCAGAATATCAGGTTAGTACGTTAGCAGAAATTACGAAAAGTGCTTCATATGAGGTTAGTACGTTAGCAGAAATTACGAAAAGTGCTTCATATGAGGTTAGTACGTCTTCGGCAGTAACAAAAGGGTCATCATACCTTGTTAAAACGACTAGTCCAATCACGAAGGAATCTGCTTATGATGTCCTTGTTATATCAAGAGTATCAACTACAAGGTCAGCAACATACAGTGTGCTGAGTACAACTGCTGATACCAGAAGTGCAGAATATCAGGTAGGAACACAGACTGGTGTCACATATTCAATTACGAAAACTGCGAGCTATACAATAAGACGAGTCACTGATACGACTAAAAGTGCTGAGTATCAAGTAGGAACACAGACTGGTATCACAAAGACTGCCGAGTACCTAATACAAACAACCAGTCCGATAGATAAGTCTGTTGAATATCAGATAGGCAAGCAGCCGCAAGAGTGGATCGACAGCGACGAAGAGATGCCTGCAACGTGGACTGAAGAGGATCAGCTGCAACAGGAGTGGGATGCCGCCGACGATCGAGCCGAAAATACCTGGCAAGATACTGATGATCCCTTAGATCAACAGTGGTCAGATAGCAGTAACACACAACCGACTGAATGGCGACGGCAATTTTATGATTAACTGCTATAATCAGGATAGAAAAGGAGCTCGATTATGCTAACGTGGACACAGATGAAAAAACAAGCGGCCGACAACTGCGGCTTGTATAGTGACTCGCCAGAAATGGCCAAAGTCTCTCGAGACATCAACACTGGTGTCAAGCGTTTTCAGAATGCAGCTCGTCGATACTGGACTCGTAGCGAAAAGAAGACGAACCTGAAGCAAGGCCAGGTCTATTATCAATTCCCTAGCGATATGCTTCGAGTCTCTACTGTAAAAGTGAAGAAAAACGATCAGTATGTTCCTATTGCCCAGATCGAAAGTGAAGAGCAGTGGAACAGGCTATCATCTGCACCAGGTATGCTCGCTGGCAACGCTATGTACTTCTTCGTAAAGGGTGCCGACGAGATCGGTATCTATCCTACGCCATCTGCAGACGTTACTGATGGCATCGTCGTGAGCTTCGAGCCACGTATGGTGGATATGATGATCGAAGACTTCAAACTCAAAGCTGATGTGGTCGAGAATAGCATCATCGTCACGGCAAACGCTACGACGTTCAGCCCGAAAGTGGCAAACAACTGCTGGTTCACCTCTGAAGACGGACTCGATGGCAACTGGTACAAGGTATCAAAGTTCATCGATACGACTCACATCTGGATCGACAACGTGTACCAGGGATCTACGGCTACCAACATCGACGTTCGGATCGGCCAGTGCCCACCATTCCCTGAAGAGTATCACGATGCACCAGTTTACTACGCTTGCCACCAGTTCTTCCTGCTTCGTAAAGATCTCGAGAGTGCCAGTATGTACAAGCAGCTATTCGATGCTGCATTTACTGAATACAAGCAAGTTTATGGCACGAAAACCACTGGCGGCGTTGTCAACCCTAACCGAAGCCAGGGTGCATCTTCTGATCCATTCGCTGGCTTGATTATCCAATAGGAGGCTTATTATGGCAGTTGGTAACAGTGGTGATGTAATAATTAGCCAGACTTCGTTCTACGGTGGTATGGGTACTGATAAAAAGATCGGTATCAAAAACAGCTTCGCCGATGCTGAGTGTATGGACTCACGTAAGAGCCCTAGCGTTATGACAGTGCTTCCAGGCACTCAGAAGCTCAGCGACGTAGATCTTGCAGGCCTGATCAATTCAATGACTCAAACCCCAGACGGCATCCGATGGGGCGTTGCTACCAATGGCGGCCTTTATAAGATCGATGCAACAAACGACATCACGAAAGTGGCCGACTTACCCGACTGGACTGCAGGCACGTTCGGAGATCTTGCGTACTGGCCACTCACAGACAGTCTTTATATCACAGGTACTGATCGTATCTATCAATACACGCCAGTTGTAAAAGCTGGATCTCCTGCAGTAACTACGATCACAGGTGCTTATAGTACGTACCCTACAATGGCTCAGATCCTCGTAAGAGATCGAGACGACAAGTGGATCGGTGGCGGCACGAGTAGATGGACATTTAAGAATGGCAGCTCAGGTACCTACACGATCCCTACCGCTGCTATATCAGAAACGGACACGAACAAATGTATATTCCTACCAGATCAATCGCCTATGATAGCGATCGACTTACGCTTCAGAGCGAAAGGTGCAGGATCAGTCACGATCACCGTTCACGACGAGCAGAACAAAGTCATTGCAACCTCAACGCTTGCGGCTGCAGCGATCAGCACGGCGGCGACAACTCGGTTCACCTTTGCTCAGACAGAGCTCGGCGAGTACAAGAACTTCGGTACGGTGTATCACATCCACCTTACTGCAACGACATCAGGCTTCACGGTAGACACGTACGAGGCTAGTCAGCTTTATGGCCTGCACTTCTACTTCTTCTCGGCATTATTGCTCAACACACTGAAGAAGAACCACCCGATCCTCAACTGGGCAGGATCAAAGCTGCTGATCGGCAACGGCCAGTATCTTGTGGACTGGCTACCTAGTGGCCTGCAGACAGTCGATGCCTCAGAGTTCAGCAGGCACCGTGTGATCATCGAAACAGGTATGGAGATCACAACCCTCACCAGCAACGATGAGTACACCGTGCTCGGCTGCGAGAAAGTCGGCCAAACAGGTACTCGAGTATTCCAAAGTGGTATGCTCGGCTTCTGGGATGGCTTCGCTGATGCAATCAACTTCAAGATCGATACGCCAATGGGCGAACCGAAGAGCTTGTACACCTACCTGAACATCACGTATATGATCATCGATGGTGCACTTTACGCCTATACTGGCGGCAAAGCACTCACGAAAGTACGTACGATCCAGGACTCTCAAAGCGAGTACACTGGCATCCAGGACAATACTGATATTTACAGCCACTCAATGACCGTACGGCGTGGTATCTTGCTGATGGCATATCCTAGTATCACGAACCTGATCACGATGCGGCACGGCGTGTACAGCTGGGGTGCAGTCGATAAGAACTATCCAAACAGCTTCTACTACTCGTACGACATTCCTGAAGCCGTGGGCAGCTATAATACTGCAGACTACACGTATGAGATCGGCGGCGTGTGGAACTTCGGCGACACATTGTACTTCTCTTACAAGATCCACGACGTAGTGGCCGACACCGATGAGTTCAATATAGCGATCGTAAATAACAGCTCGAAGCCTGCAAAGAAGTTCAAGTACGAAAGCCTGGTGTACGACGGCGGTATGCCCTGGAAAGAGAAGATGGCCAATCGTATTGCAATCTCGACAGATCCACTACCAACTGGATCAACGATCAAGCTAAAATACAGGATCGACAATCAACCCTGGACAATCGATACTCGTGAGCTTATTGCAACAGAAACAGAGGTATACTTCGAGATAAATAAGCGTTTTCACGAGATCCAGTTCGGCTTCGATGGAACAAATGACGGCTCAACATTCGTGCCGCCACGTGTCACCAGCGTTGCACTTAACGCTCGAGAGCTGAGCGAGGAAGGTAAATTGCATCGATAATGGCTGAGTCAATTTACAACCCGAACACAGCTGATATTCAAACAAGCTACGAGCAGCTCAATACCTCGAAAATGACAAAGGGCTTCGCTACGATTGATGATATGAACATCGGCAACATCGCTGAGCAGAACCAGACAGCACCACGAAACGTGCGTACTGGTATGACACGTGGTGATCAACAAATCCGTGGGCTTTACAAAGTAGAGGATCCGTCTGGCCGTCTTGTGGTGATGCTCGGCTATAGTCCTGGAGCATTCTAATGGATCCGTCACGGTATATGGAACGTACGCTGCGAGATCGTGGCGACTACGGCCTCAAGATAGCCAGAAAAGGCTATGATCTACGTTTTGCTGCAGACAACCAGCTGCTATATAATTCGGCATTCCCAGTGCTGCAGATCGTGGAGTTTATCACCGACGACACCGACTGGGAAGTTGTATCGACTGGATCATATACTTTCTGGAGCGAGTACTTAGGCGTTACGTCTACAAGATGGAAGCACAGTATGCGACGGCTGCACGGCCTCGGCCATCCACCTATGATCGCACCATTGTCTGCATCTGGCTGGACATCTGGAGACAAAAATATCAGCTGGGACCTCAAGTATATTTACTACGAGAAGACATTTATCACTGAGACAGAGTACAACGCTTTTATCAGCAGCGATGCACCGACAGGTACGTTTGTAGTATTCAATATCGACATCGATACTGACGTAGAATATCCGTATGTGGATGATGGCATGGATACTGAGTGGGGGCAAAAGTATGACTACGGCATCAAGCACCTACTCACCGACGACGTAAATAGTATGGATCCAGCCGATCTCGGCCTCAACGCAAACGTGCAATCGATGCTCGTCGTGGCCGTAAAAGTGGCGACGATCGAGGATAAGAACCGCAATATCTACCTACCTGAAGGCATCGATCCAGAGAAGCTATCGCCATTCAGCTATATCAAGCAAACGAACGGACGATGGATAATGGGCGGCGTATCGATCCAGGCGGTATCTGGCTATAGGCCAGCGGTTCCAGCTGCAGAGATCAATTATTACACGCTCGATGGCCAGTATTTTGCACCGAAGTGCTCGCTTGTGCTAGTGCGTTTGCCGATGCTATCATCAGATAAAACTAATGCAAGTTTTAATATGTAGGTAAATTATGAAGTGGTTACGTTTTGCAGGACAATATATCAGTACAGGCATCAACCCAGGTGCTGGCTTCAAAGTAGTCACAAATATAAGGATGAGCAACCAATTTTCAACGATGCCACTTTTCGGTGCTCGATCTTCAGGATCTGCATCAACTGCATCGTTCAATATGTTCTATACGAACACCTTTGTCGTGGATCACTACGAGGCGAAGATGCAACCAGACTATGGCGGCAGCGGATCCGCAGCGACTTTGCCGATCGACTTCTCGACACTACCTGGTGGCGAAAAGATGATATTCTCTATCGAGTTCGGTAAAACCACGAAAGTGAACGGAGTCGAGTGGACATCGCCGACAGACAACGTGGCCACGCCTTACCCTATCCTGGTGGGATCAATCAGCAACGGTGCCTCGGCCGACACCAGGAAGATGTTTGCTGATGTGAGCGACTTCATAATATACAATGCCAGTGGCGACGTAGTTTTCAACGGTGTACCAGTACCAACTGGCAGCACTGAGTATTCAGTGACTCCTGCACCAAGTAACTGCTACTGGGATCTCGTGAGTGGCTCGTACAAGGTGCAATCTGGCGGTACTGGCGTGGTGTGGTATGACGACGAAGATGATGATCTGGCCGAAGAAAACTCGACAACGCTGCAGGGCGTAGACTATGGCCTCAAGGTGCTCGCAGAGGGTGATGAGAATACTGCATATATGAACAGCAAATATCCACTCTTCGGAGCAGACATATCATCGCCAGCATCTCAGTTCAAAACATACGAGTTCACACTGACAGGCTTCAATGCAGAGCCAAGTCCACCATTCCCTGCTTATACGTATGACGGCAACTTCTACCAGGGCAGCGGAGTGACTGAGCGAACGGCGTACACTATCGATACTGGCCTCGGAGGATCAACGGTAAAGTCGGTGATCGTACAGAACAGTGAGATTGATAATTCAGTGTTTTACGGCCGTGCTCGAGAGCAACTATTCAACAGTGGTACTGGCGACAATATCAACTCACTACTCAACCCAAAATCAAAGACGGCACTACCCGCTTCACCGTGGAGCACGCTATATCTGGCTGATGGATCAACAGGCGACATCCAGGGGATCGTGAGCCTCGGCACTGGTACTTCGGTTGCAAAATATGACACGCTCGCAGGCTTTAACGGCGGCACGCTTGATGCATACTACTTCACACAGCCAAAAGCGACAGTGAAGATCGATGCCGCTGGTATACTCACCGTAAAAACCTCGGTGCCGTACAAATGGATCCAGCGTGCATTCATCATCGGTAGCACTACCTACCGTGCTCGATGGCGAGACTGGATCTGGTATCAAGGCGTAACCATAAGAGTTACGGTGCTAAATACGCCGTATGTAATAGAATAGTATTATGGACTTTAAGCAACGCATCAACGAAGCAACGACTTACAGGGATCAAACCAAAGCATCCTATGATAAGGCGAAGAAAGAGACTGGCAAGGCTCAGTCTGCTTATGATACGTCATTTTCTACTGCACCAAAATATCAGACAGTGCTCGAGCAGCAAAAACAAAGCCTCACGAACACTCAGGAGATCGCCGATCTCAACAATAGCTGGAAACAATCGAAAGAGACAACCGATGGTCTGAAGACTCAGATCGATAAATTGCCTGAGTCGATCACGCAGCAATTCGGTGGTACGGGGCTCACACAGGCTCAGCGTGATATGGCGAAGTCGCAGCAACTTGGTGATCTGAGCAAACAATTTACTCAATACAATGCCAACTATGAAACTCAGTTCACAAACTATAATGATACCGTTGATAAAGCATTTGATAGTGCACTTGATGTATCAAATAAACAATATGATAGCTACTGGGATGGCGTACGTCGTAAATATAGCGACTGGCAAACAAGTATCGGCAACCAGGATAAGTGGTCTGAACTTTACGGCAGCAGCAAGTCTCAACTGCAAAAAACTCAGATGGACTATGACAATGATAAGTTCCAGCAACAGCAGATGCAGGAAGAGCGTGAGTTTGAAACCTGGATGAATAACTTTAAGGCAGGCCAAACACAATCGGCGGCCAACGCTCGGAAAGCTGGACAGGCGTATGCAGAGTCTTCGGCAAAGAAAAAAGCTGATGCAGATAACAGCTTCCGCACCGATACTGCAGCGTTCCAATCTGGAAAATTATCAACCACTGAGTACCTGAAGCGTATGGATGCTGGAAAATATCGATCATAATCGGCCAGGGTTATTCTATCCATCCGTGGTAACATAAAATCAAGGAGAATAGACGTATGGACTTCGGTAAAAGAATATCTGATGCACAAGGTTCAGCCAACGCCAGCAAGCAGTCGTACAATCAGTACGAAAAAGAAGCTGGATCAGCTGGGGAAAAATACAACTCAGCGTTCGATGGTCGCCAAAACTATGGCGATATTTATGCCGATGCTCGCAATGAGTATATGAACACCGACGAGATCAACGCCGCACGTGGAACTTACCAGGGTGCTCGTGATGCCGTCGATCAGATGAATACGACTATGAACAAGCTACCTGAGTCGATCCGCCAACAGTACGGCGGCACTGGCCTCACAGAAGCACAACGATCTCGTGCTATGGGCGATCAGCAATCTCAGATGAGCAACACTGCCAACTACCTCGGCACAAACTACCAAAATGCCGCAACCGACTATAACGATCTATCGAACCGTGCATTGCAGGAAGTTTTCAACGTATCTGGTGGCAACTACCAGAGCCAGGAAGACGGCCTCAACGCACTGCAATCTGCTTGGTCTACACTACTCAACCAACGAAACACAGCCTACGGCCAGAACCAGTCTGATCGTGGACTACTCGCTGATCAGTTCGGTGCTCGAGATCAAAACCTTATGCAAAACAAACAGCTCGAACTTGAACGATGGAAAGAGCAGCAAGCCAACGCACGTGCTGCAGCTGATCGTGCTACAGAGATGGATCTTGAGAAATATCTCGGTGCAAGCAAAGAACGTATTGCAGGTATGCAGTTCAAAGAACCAACCACACCGACTTATCAATCTGTTACTGCACCAACACAGAACAATAAACGAAGCTGGACTGACAACATCGGCGGCCTGATGAATGATGGATGGAACAACGTAAAAGACTTCGGCCCACTTGCTATCTTTGGCGGCGGAAGCCTCTGGGGGCGATAAGATGTTTGACTGGCTACTCGGATCTAAACGACAGACAAATTATGACGATACAAACAAATTGTATGGTCAATTCGATAATGCCAAAAATGAAGCGACAAACTTCTACAACGACAAGATCGCTAATGCAGACTGGGAAAGCCTGGATGCATCGACGAAAGCAAGTCTATCTCAACAGTACGGCCAACTCGACTCGAACGCTCGAGGCCTGGGCGATCAATACTCTCAGACAAATGATATGTTCAACCAGGAAGAGAAAGCTGGTAAAAACAACTTTTTCGGCAACGGCGTACTCGGTGCGATCCTCAACCCATTCGCTCAGACATTCGATGCTGGTATGGATGCAATAACTGGCAACTACGAGGGTCGTGATCTCGCAAGCGATCTCGGTGCACTTGGCGAGAGTGCACTCACATTTTTACCTGGCATAGGTATGGCTGGTAAGGCTGGCAAGGTCGGCAAGGCATTGACTAGCGTTCCTGGACTCGCAGCGACTGGTGCAGGCTTCGGTGGCCTGGAAGCACTACGCCAGGGTGGATCTGAAACTCAGCTGCAGGACGTTCTCGGCCAGGCTGGTATGGGTGCCGCATTCGGTGGTGGTATTCCAATAGCAGGCAAGATGCTCAAAGGCCGTGGATCCAAAGTAATATCAAAAGGTATGGCCAGCCGTGGTATGGATCAAAACGCTATCAATCAGACGATGGGTGCGATCCCGAACAAAGCACTGTACTCTTCAGCACTACGATCGTTCGTTCCAAAAAGCACGCTCGGCAAGGTTGCTGCAGGTGGTGGTGCCGCATACGGTATTAACTCATTGATGAACCAGGGTGGCCAGGAGCCAGCTATGGATCAAAGTATGGGCACGATGTCGGAAGAACAGTTGTATAATTATCTTATAAGTCAGGGAGCAATGTAATGTTTGGTGGAGTCCTCAGTAAACTACTCGGAAAATCTGGATCAAAGATCGCATCGCAAGGCGGTGACGATATTCTTAGTCGTGTAGTATCGAACTACGGCGACGACATCACACGTAAACTCTCGAGCAGCTACGGTGACGATACATCTCAGCCAATCCTCAGCTCACTTGTGTCTGCACCGACGAGCAACGTATCATCGAAGTCTGGCGGCGTACTATCTCAGCTGAAGAGCGGAGTGAGTACACCACGATCAGTCAATCCTAACATCGCTGATAATCTTGCCGTAGAGGGTGCAACCGATATGGCACTACGAAGCAATAAAGGTGCCGCAGCGAAAGTAAGTAACGTCGGTAAAAATATGGAAGAGGCTGGTACGAAACTGAAAAACAACCAGATCATCGGAACCGTACGAGATCGCAAGCTACTCGAGCGATCACCTGATGCTATTAAATGGGCAGACAAATACGGCTTCAGCCCAAACCAGTACGAAGACGTATCAAACATCCTTACAGGTGGCGAGGGCGTACTATCGAACTTCAACAACAACGCACTGAAGAACGCAAAACGCAGCGTATTGATGCCAGACTCTGCACGTGAAAGTGCACTCAAGGCCGTCGATAAAGCGATCACACTCAAGCCGCACGTTAAGAAGAACCTGAAGCGAGCGATCAACGACTCATACGATGTCACTACTGGTAATATGGGCAATCGACTGGCTGAGCGTGGCGAAAAACGTGCCGTAGTAATGGGCGAAGCAGACATCTTCGATATGCACAAAACTGTCCAGGACATCGAGAAGATGGCCTACGAAGTTACTGGTAAAGGATCAGATGATGCTCAGAGGATCCTACGAAACTACGCTGGCGATCTGAAGAAAACGATCAACGAAACAGCTCAAGAGATCTACCAGAACCCTGATAACATCCAGGAGCTTACCGCTGCACTCGAGGGTGCGAACCTGTCACCTCAGTTGAATAAAGATATTATCGACTCGATCCGCAAGGGTACTGACTATCTCGGCATTCGATCGATGCAAAGTCCTGCAGTGACTCTCGGCAAAGTTGCTGAGCAAGGCAAGATTGCACCACTAGCTGGTGGTGTCGGCGGCCAGGCAAATGGTCTGTTCGCAAACCCACTGATGCAAGTTGCAAATGAAGCCGTCGGCAAGCCGATCGCATCTGGTACTGGTAAAGCACTTCAAGCTGGCGGCCGTGCACTGCAGGTGGCAGGAAAAGGCGGAGCACCAGGTGGCGGAGCACCAGGTGGCGGATCAGACTTAGTGAAATACGGTGCTGGTGCACTCGGTGGGTATGGCTTACTCAATATGCTCACAAACGACGGCGGCACTGATCCTAGTATGAGTATGTCGGCACTAGCTGGCGGCCAAGATCAAAACGATCCTATGAGTATGATGATGAACGGCGGTGCTCAGCAAGAGCAGGAGCCAACAGTCGGTGGATACTCTCGAACACAACTCGAAGATGCTTACGTTGCCGCACTGATGGGTGGAGACACTGAAGCCGCTGATGCAATTGGCAGTATGATCGGCATGCTCGACAACACCGAAAAGCGTAGTGCTGACACTAAAACAGCTGGAAGCAATGCAAAAGCTCAAAACGCCATAAACGCTATGAATAATGGTATGTCAGTTTATGAGCAGGGTGGTGGTGCTCAAGGCCCGATCGGTGCACTAGGAAACCTGCTCAACAAGGCGACATTCGGTGCGTATAACCCGAACCAGGCTGCATATGAAGATATGCTGCAGGCTGCATCTGTTGCCGTGGCTCGAGCGAACGGTGAAGTAGGTATACTTTCAAACCAAGACATCGAGAACTACCGCAAGATGCTACCTACGTTCAGCGACAACCCTAAACAGGCACAAATTAAGCTGCAGATGATTATGAGCAGCCTGCAGTCGATGGAGTAGTGTCGTGAACGGCGGCATTCTCGGTAAGATACTTGCAAAACAACTAGACGAGCCATCGGTACTCGGTGGCTTGTTGAATTATAAGAGTGCAGGAAAAGAACTAAAGACGGCCGTAAACCATAGACTGTACAACGAAAGCCCAGATCTTTTTCACACTAATATGACTGGCAATATGCTCGGCGAGGGTGGATCCAGCCAGATACCTAGGATGCACGTAGAAGATCTGAAGCGTTATTTTGGCCACACTGAAGACATCCCTACGAAGTACAAGCGATCCACTGGCCGCCAGGACATCGATCAGCTTGCTTCGATGGCTGGATATGACGACATTGATCAGTTCGTGGAGTCTGTCCAGGGTGAACTCGGATCACGATCAAAGGCCAGGGCGAACAAGCAGCTACTCTCAGAGCGGCGAAACGATCCTGAGTTCCTCACTCAAGTGCAGAAAGATCTCGAGGCTGAGAAAGCGATGTACGCACCAGATCCTGAGCCATTCCAGCCATCGAAGCGTGACCTGCAGTGGTATATGAAGAACGTGCAGATCCCGAAAAGCAAGGTGACTCAGATCGATGTAAAAGCACCGCAGCAAACTGGTATGCAGAACTTCAAGATCAACCGCAACGACATCAGCTACTCGGTTCCAGAGTCGGTGATCAAGTATATCCCTAGCAATCATCAGATACCTGTACGCAACTTATCGCAGCCGTCGGCACCAGTAGCACAACCGTCTCGAGCACCATCCGTGGTACCATTGAATAAACAACCGATGCAACAATCACCAGGGTATGGTGAGGGCTTGGCAAATAGATTAACGCTGCAGGCGGCGATGGGAGAACAATAATGGGTGGCGGTATACTATCGAACTTACTGAAGAAAGCAAGCTCATCAATATATAACGGCCTCGGCCACACGATGAGCCCTGGCGTAATGAAGCAAAAAGCTATGCAGAGTATGGGCAATATCGACGAAGCGTTCAAAACTCAAGATCTTCGCAAGTTGTCTGGCCGTGATAATATCAAGATCCGTAACACTGGTGGCGGCGGTACTCCTATGCTGCAGGATCTTTACGCACAGCTCGCAAAAAAAAAGTAAAAAAACGCCCAGGGTTTTTGAAAAATAGTCTGCTATGATACATATGTAAGACATTAAAGTATAAGGAGCACAATATGGTTTTTACCGATAGAGTAAAAGAGATCACGTACAAAGACATTTTGCCGTCGATTGTAGACTTCGTGAACAACTCAAATATCTTTACCGCACGTGTAACTTCCCAACCGAAGAACTGGAAAGGTGTAACTGTTAGCCAGCCAATCACTATCGCCAATTCGACGACTGGTGGTTCATTCGACGGTCTTGATACTTTTGACACTTCAGCAACTAACAACACTCGGAGCCTAACGTGGTACGTTAAAGCATACGAGCAAAGCGTTGTAGTTCCAGGCATCGAAAAAGCAGTAAACGGTAACAGTGAAAAGCAAGTACTCAGCCTTGTAGCAACTCGTATGGACGAAGCGAAGAACAGCCTAGCTGACTCTCTCGGCGACCTCCTTTACGGCTACGGTATCGGTAAAGACATCGAGGGTCTTGGACTTATCGTTGATAACGGTACAGCTACATCTGCATACGGTGGTATTAACCGTGCTGATCTACCTGCAGTAAATGCAGACGTAACAGCAGCATCTGGTGGTAACTTGACACTCGATCTAGTTAGTGCAGAGTTTGACAACGTAAGTGCAGCTGGTTCAGGCCAAGAAGCACCGACACTAGCACTCACAACTAAAGCAGTGTGGAGTATGTTCGAGAAGATCCTTAACGGTAAACTTCAATCACAGTACTCAGCAACGACTGTCACTGGTTACAATCGTGTTAGCGGCAAGACTCCTGTAGGTACATCAGTTCCTGCAACTGCACTCAAGGGTGCACTCGGTGTCGATGCTATCAGCTACCGTGGTAAACCTGTTGTCGCCGACGACAAAGCCCCTGCTGGTTCATTCTTCTGGCTCAACGAAAACTACCTCGAGTTCCGCCGATTGACTTCGCCTGATCTCAAGAGCGTAGGTTCTCGTAACGAAGTCACTGAGGGTGTATACAAGGACATCGAGATGCCTAGCTTCCTACAGCTACGTGACTTTATGAGCCCAGTAAACCAGTTCGGTGAAATCGGTGCCTTGATCGTACTAGGAAACCTTATCTGCCGCAGCCCACGCCGCCAAGGTAAGATCACTGGTATCACAGCGATCGCCTAAGTCTCAATCTGAGCAAGCAATATCAACCCCACTGAAAAGTGGGGTTTTTGCTATACTGGGGTTATGGCATATCGAAAGATCCCGATGAGTCGCAACCGACTTATCGCAGCATATTGGAGGGATGGCGTGAGGCAACCGCTTCGTGCGGTCGCTGAAGATCTTGATGTGTCACACAATACGGCCAGGAACTGGCTGATCAAGTTTAGACTATATGAAAGTGAAAGCCCCACTAGGGGCAAGAAACGAAAGGATGCTCAAGCCTATTGACAATGCACAAGCGTTGTGCTATACTGCTGAGTAGGGTAATCAATTATGAAACTACCTACAATAGTAAAAGAAAGGGTTAAAATGTTTAAGCGAAAGCAAAACGACAATATCAATGTAATTTACAAAGCAGACGAGAAGACTCGACGAGCAATCGACGATCTGTATACTCGTAAATCTGACCGCAACAAAGCAATGGCTGCAGTAATCCTGCTATCCTTGTTCGTTGGCCTCGGCCTTGGCTGGTACGGTACAGTATCAAATACGTTCTCAAGTCGCACCGACAATGTAGTTCGTATTGAAGTGGCCGAACAGTTAAAAGCCGAACCCCAGTCAGCGAAGAAATAGCATCAGCACCAGCGGTGGCACCTGCAAAGGTTGCCGCTCCTGTTTTATCAGGATGTGATCTCGTATTTAGCGAGATCCAGAAATACCCTGGCTGGGATCATACCATAGCAATGGCGGTTGCAGGTGCAGAGAACCAAAGCTGCAGCCCCCTGAACCACAACTTAACATCATCAGAGACACACAGGCGAGCTGATGGATCAGTGATATGTGTTGGTAGCTATGGAGTGTTCCAGGTCGGCTGCCTGCACTACGCCGCTGGCGATGATGTGAACGATCTGGCCACTAACATTAGAATTGCATATCGAGTATTCCAGGAACGTGCGAAGTGGGATAGCGACGGCTTCAACGCCTGGACGATGTACACTAACGGAAAGTACAGAGAAAATCTATGAGTAAACGAATGAGAAAAGGGGCACCATTATGGACAATGCCCCCATACACTCCTACTGATGGTATTAGCTACGACTGGAACTTGTAGTAAATTACAAGATCATCGTGATCTTCATCTGGTAGATCAAAACGATAAGCGAAGTCGGACACCACGGCTTCGCTTTTTGCTATGCCCTCATCCTGCAGGATCGCCAGAGCACGGCGGTATGCCATCAGCCCATAAGATTGTGCGATCAGATCAGACAGTGCAGCCTTGGCTTTTTTAGTGATCTCTCCTGGGTTTATTCCATTGATCGCCATATCGAGGCCAGTCGATAGTGACAGTACTTCAACGATCGTATCACCCTGGAAGTTTTTAATGCGGATCTCTTCAAAGTCCTCTGGTATACCCTCTGGGCGTTTTTTCTTGGCAATCATTCCTGCTCACTTTCTGGGATCATCCCGTGGTTTTTTGCATCTTCTGGGTAGTAATCAATAAAGGACTCGTTCGGCGTGCCGTCTGGGTTATGTGGCTGGATCAGATCGTGTGCGTGGTTCTCATACTCACGATCGATGCGGCCACCCTGGGCGATGCCGTCAAGTGTCGTGCTGCGTTGCTGCGGCACCATACTCTCGTCGGCGTAAAACTTGCCATCACGTATCACGCCCATTATTCAGCCTGGCCGTACTTGCCGCCATTTTTGATGGCTTCAAAGTTTTCGTTGCGGATTTGATCAGGACTTTTTCTTATAATTATATGGCTTCCCGATGCTCCTGGCGTGTGCGTTTTGTTCGCTGCTTCAAATGGTGGTGTCACGGTTCCTTTTTTCTTCACCTCACCCTGGATCTCGTCCAGGCGATCAAGTACGGCACCGTTTGAATTGGCGATCTTCTCGGCCGCTTTTTGGATATTGTAGGCCAGGCTGATCCCCATCCCTAGTACGTTGAATATCAGTAGTATGAGTAGTGCTTCGATCATATGCTATTCCATATCCTCTACGTACGGCAGAGCCAGGCGTAGTGAGATGAGTTGTGCTGCAGCTGAGTGTGAGTTGATCACGGCTTCTTCGATGGCCTTGGCACTGTCTACGATGCCTGCAGCGACCATATCATCGATGATGGTGCCGTTGAATATATCGATGCCGACACCTTTCTTCAGGCGTTTCGTATCGATGCCTGGAACGCCTGCAGTTAGCAGCTCGTACGGCGTGCCTAGGTAGGCGATCTCTTCGTCTGGCCGATAGTCACGTAAGAATACACCACCTCCTGGCAGCACACCGTGCTCCTGGGCAGTCTGTGCGGCACAAACGGCATCTTCTACACGTAGCTTCAGTTCCTGTCGTTCAGCCTGCGTAGGTGCACCCACAGAGATCTTCACAGTCTTGCCGTTCAGCTGATCGAGTCGCTTCTTATCAGTAACGTCTTTGATGTATGCCTCGAATGCTTCAGTGTCTTTCACGCCATTGATCGTAGTTTCAGATAATGTTACGTACACCGACTCGGCCGTACCGACGAACTGTTCAACATCGAAGTCGTCTGCAGATCCTGAGTACTGCTTCGTGGATGAGTACGCTGCAATGTCGTTCAGGAAAATATCACGATCAACCATAGGAGGCTCGACGATCGCTATATCGATGGCACCACTGATCTTGTTCGAGATGATTGTCTCGAGTGCCTGGCCTGATACGTCGGCGATCAGTACGATCTTCGAGTGGCCAGCACGCATAACCTTATCCAGGACTGGTATGATCTCGTCGTTCTTGGATAGCAGCTTGCTCATTATCACGATCGCTGGTTCGTCGTATCGAGACTTGATGGCCTGCATATCATTAGCCAGGGCGATCGCCTTGAGGCCTTTCTTAAATGTAAAACCTGCGATCTCTTCAGATGATATAGACGGCTCGGCCACTTCGATCACCGTGACACCACCCAGGCCGCCAACCTTGGCAACTGCATCGTGCACAAGATCACCCAGTGCTCGATCACCTGCAGAGATACGAGCCACACCGTTCAGCGTGACTTCATTGACGGAAATACTTTTCTCGTTGATGTCTTTACGTACTGACTCTGCGAAGTTCAGCATACGTGCCTGGACGATACGAGGCGGTGCTGAAAATTGTGACCAGTAATCGTAGGCCAGCTTCGTGAGCACGACGGTGAGAGTAGTGGAGTCACCAGCATCTCGGTTCGTTTTCTCAGATGCCTGGCGTACGATCGACACTGCAGAGTTCTCGATAGGATCGGCCAGCACGAGCTTACCGATGTTTGTGATACCATCGTGCGATACGAGTGGTTCACCATAGCGGTGCTCGATCAGCACGTTGCCTGAGCTCACACCATATGAGGCCAGTGCTACTTCGTAGATCTGATCGATACCAGACTTGATCTTTTGCTGCAGTTCGTCGCCGCTTACTATTGTCCTGACTAGGTTACGCTTCGGCATA